CTGTAGACATAGCCAAAGCTTTCTTACCCATAGGTTTCTTTATATTAGCAAAGAAGTTCTTCTTGCCAATGTATGCAACAGACTTACCATCTATGATAGCAGTCATAATGTAGATGAATCCAATACCACCTTCTGGTATACAGAACTCATCAAACTCTTTACCTTTATATATCCAACTCATACATATTTTATAGTTAAATGATAAACATCTATTCTTAATCTTAACTCCATGTTCTCTAACTCAAATATTGCAAGCTTTTTATTTAACTCTTCAACTTGTTCTTCAAGAAGTTCATTTTGTTCTCCAAGAGTATCATTTTGTTCATTTAAATCTTTAATATTATCTAAATATTCTTTTTCTAGTTCTGCAAATTCATTTCTAACATCATTAAAACAACTTGCAGCATAATCAATATGTCTTTCAAGTTGATCCATTGTTCTTTCTACACTCATAATGCTTGTTTTAATAGTGGAAATAATTTATCTCTTACAGCTTCAACACCATAGTCTTTTACAGAATCTGATAGATCTTTAGACATCTCCAGTACTACATAATTAAAACCATACTTATCTTTATATCTTTGAGCAGCTTTTATGCCAGGCTCATCATTATCAAACAGTACAATAATCTTATCATAGTGTGGTATTAGTTTACTCATTACTGATTCTCCAATCATAGTATTTTCACTATCCGGAGCAATGCATTCTACATTATTAATACCAAGCTTTCTAAAACACATAAGATCTTTAAGTGATGATGTAATTACTAAGTACTTACAATTATACTGTAATTGATCTATTCCCTGAACATAATTTTGAACTTTAATAAACTTCTTATTTATATTCTTAGGCATGTAGATTTTATACAGTTCACCATCATCTCTAAAATAACCATATAAGAAAGGTTTATTAAATGCAAATGAAGTCATAGAGCTATCTTCTTCTTTTTTCTCCATAGTAAAATATGCCAAAGGTGCCACATTATATGTTGTCAAAAGTGTTGAGCTAATTTTAAAGCTTGTCCAAAAAATAGAATCTAAGTTAGTCCAGTGTCTCATTTCATAATCAACTACTTTGAACTTATCATGAAATTTAAACTCTGTTTTAGGTTGTACATTATGATTTAGAACATAGTCTTGATAATCATTTATTATTTTACTAACAGCATTTCCTCTTTCAGGTAAGTTAAACAATAACTTTACTAATTGTATGTTATCTCCCTGATAACCAGATGAAAAATCCTTAAACTTATAAATCATATTGTTACTATCCATGTAAATAAACATAGATGGTATCTTATCTTTAGAATTAAATGCAGAAAGTATTTTAATATCTTGACCTAAAAGTTTTTCCTTTAAGTTTAAATAATATTCAAAAGGCCATTCTATAGGCACCTGAGAAAGTTTAGATATTATATTCTTAGTTGAAATCATAATCAGATAATTAAAAATTAATGGGGACACCTTATCTGACATCCCCATTAATTAATTAAAATTAATCTAGAGAGAAATCAGAAGATGTTTTAGATGGGATAGATAAATTATCATCATCATCACCAAATTTGTTTAATTCTTTTACTTCAGCTTTTTTCAAGTGAAGAGCCTCATTGTAAGTCATTAGTTTATCACCTTCAGTTTCAGTGTAAACATAAGTACCTCTATCAGCTTTTGGTAAATACATATCATAATTAGTATAACCTGTTTTACCAACATACTCTTTACCTGCAATACAGAAATCAAGATAGATATCTTTGTAGACACCACTTTTATTGAAAGCACTTACAAAGTCTTCAATAGTATCATGTTTACCATCTTGAGATGTGAACCAATCAGTTACTCCTAATGCTTTAGATAAGTTTTGTAAGAAGATTAGAACTGATCTATCTCTTTGGATCTTGATACCAGTTTTAGTCTCACCGTCTGCAAATGCATACTGACTTGCTTTGATTCTACCAATTTGACCAGCATAATGACCTTTACTTGCATCATCTTTGTCAATCATGAAACCTTCAAATCCTTCTAAAGGTTCTGTTTCTACATTTAATATCATGTGTTTTGCACCATCAATAAATGTAAAGTCTTCCAAGACAATACTGTTAATTTTTAAAGTGTGATTACCTGGTGCAATTGTTTTTGCCATTCCTGATCCACCTGTTCCTAAGTCTGTTGTACTTAAAGCCATTTTGTTTTATTTTTTATTTGTTATTATACATAAATTTTGTCCCAGTGAAACTCTAGTTCACCTTTTTCATTCAATTCAGAAACTACAATTTCTTCATTAGTTAAATGCTTTGGTCTTGCACCACAAGTCACTTCTTCACTAGTCTTAAATGATAGAATAGTTTTATTACCTTTTCTAAACATATAACCTATTGCATCTGCATTAGCGCAGATTAAAGATTTAATTTTACCTGTCAAATCAATGTTTGCAGCTAATACCATCTCTCCCTTATCATCTATTTGCTTGTCTTTGATATGACCTGCTAAAATAATATGGGGTGCTAAAGTATCAATAAAATCTAACACTTGAAAGAAAGCTTGTCTTAAATATAAATATCCTGCACCATTAGGTAATGATAAGACATTGTCTCCATCATAATTTTTACCCATGCTGGTTTGTTTATATAACTTTACGGCAAGAGGACCAACCATATCTTCTAAGGCTGTTACAGTATCAATAGTAACATACTTATATGGTTTACCTGCTTCTTTGATAGCTTTACCAGCTTCAAGTAATTCTTGTAATGAGCTTACTTGAATTTTTAAAGCATCTACATAATTAGAACCTTCTTCTAAATCAATAATAAGATTATTATCTAAACCTGCAAATGCGGTAGTTTTACCAGTTTTTGGCTTAGAATAAATAATTAATCTTTTAGGATTAGTTGATTCTGATTTTACTTTTGTTGTTGGAAGTACTATACTCATTGTTTAGATATTAATGAATTTAACCAAAGTTTATTACTTACTGGTTTTTTCCACATAATTGCAGCAAAATCAGTAATAGTCATATCTGACATAGGAGAATCCTCACCAGTAAGAATATCAGCTATTGAAATAGATGCAGTCTCTTCTTTTTTAGGAAATTCTTCTTCAAAATCAGGAAATAAACTACTTTGTAATTTTGGTAATTCTTCTTCTTTTGTTTTTGTTTCAGCATCTGCTTTTCTCTTTTCATAAAGAGCATGTGTAATCTCAGTTCCATCTTTTAGAACTGCACACATTTCAGATACAGGGACTGTATACAATACATAAGGTTCACCCTTATAATTTGTACCAGTTTTAGTTTCATATTCCTCTACATAGAAAGGATTGTACTTGTACTTAAATAATTGTCTATCCTCTGAAAATGGTATTACATTTGTAACAACATTATTTGCATCAGTAACATTATCATAGAACTCAACATAGATATCTTCTCCTTTACCCACTTCAGATTCAAAAAACTGAACATGTCTACCAAACTTACCTTTTTGAAAAAAGGCTGTTTTGATAATAAAAAATGGGTCCGGGTTACCAATAGCTCTAAAGGTATCCATGTGTTGGACAAAAAATTCTTTTTCTTTTTCTTTTCTTACATTCATAATTGTTTTTTAAATTGACATTTTCTTTGTTGCTTGGGCAGGAGTGTCTATTTCAATAATTCTCATGGTAGTTCTATCTAGTTTAAAGAAACTAATTCTAGTTGTACCATTTCTTGACTTCAAAAAGTGAAACACCAACATGTCCTCATCATTGATAAGAAATCTTTCTGGACCATATTGTCTAATTTTTCTAATTGAAGGTTTGTTAATTCCCATAACTACATCAGCATGTTGCAATAAAGCATCTGAACCATAGATATCTGAATCAAGAATATAATTTCCATATTCACCATCCCGTTGTCTATCTGGTGCATCTATGTTTCTATTTAATTGGCTAAGAACTACAAAAGCAACTGGATATTTCTTTTTCATCATAGTGAGAGCTTCACCTAAGCTATTTAACATCTCAAATTTATCCTTTTGTCCTTTACCTACTCTAAATAGTGCAGAATGATCAATGCCAACAAGTAAGTTAGTATAAGTACCATCTTCTCTTTGGTTTTGCTCCATTTCATAATGAATTGTAGCACACATCTCATCTACTGTACATGCATCATAAATAACATTAATAAAATCACTATTAGTGGTTTTATTATAATAGTCTACACATTTGTAGAATATTTTTTCATCTACGGGATGTCCCCCCTTACTCATAAGAGTATTGTAATCAGCACCTGTATTCAGACTTAATTTTCTTACCCCACTGGTTTCATCAACCATTTCCATCTGGAATTTAAGAACTCTAAATTCTTGGTCAGCATTGTGTTCAATAATATCACTAATCAACTGTTCCATGAATAAAGTTTTCCCAGTACCGGGTCTAGCACCTACTATGGTGATAGTTCTCCATTCTAATCCATCACAAAAAGCATCATTAAATTTGGGCCATGCACTTTTAAGAGATTGTAACTCCCCTTTTCTTCTTGCTTTGATTTTTAAGATAGCTTTTCTTAAAGCATCTCTTTCACTAACAGGCTTTAACGGCCTGGCTCCATTAAATAAATCTGCCATAATTTAATTGTTTAAAGTCTGGACTTTAGCTTTGTTGTACATATAATGTAGTATACTTATAATAACTTCAATTGCTATATATTGACCTATTGTAACAGTTACAATAAATAAATCAACAATGAAGAAAGCTATAATACTACCTATAATTGCCCAAAAAGTTAAAATCACATTTTTGCTGATTCTCATTATACAATTCTCTCTTTAAAATAATTAGTATCCTCATCCAAAGAATTATTAACTTGATCACAGTATGTTGCTAAATCAGATTCAAAAGATTTATCTATGTTTTGCTTCCTGATAAAATATTGTGCAGTCCTCATAAACTCATAGTTCCTTACACTGTATTCATCAACATACTTTTCTGTGGCTGACAAAATTGTTGGCCAATCATAATCAAAATTCTCAAAGAACCATCTAAAACTAACTTCAAGATTCTTGGCATTTACTCTAGCATATTTTCCAGAGGAGAGTTTCCTATTAGGGAATATTTCTACATACTCCTGGATTTTATCTATAAAGTCCTGACCTAGTAATAATTGAGAAGTTTTTTTCTTGGTTCTTTTGAAGAAACTATTAATTTCTTCCATAAAGATAATACTTTTTGTTGTTAATTTCAAATCTTTGTCAAGCCATTTATCATTTTTTAACTTTGTAACTTCAAGACTTTTACTAACAAAACTATTTGGTACAGTCTTTTCTTTTATACAATGTAATACATAATATGTATTGGGAGTTAAACCCTCTTGTATTAATCTGTTAAATATTTCTGTCATTACCAAATAATTTTAGTGTTGTGTGTTTTTTCAACAAGATTGTTAACTTCATTGAATACATTTTGTGAATCCCAAGTTTTAGAACCTGCATATGCAGCACTAGCTGGATGACTCACATAAAATTTGTAGTTGTTTTCATTTACAGCATCAGACCAAGTCTTAGCTTCTTTACCCATATAAACATAAACTAAGCCGTTTACATTCCAGGTTAAATAATCAAATAAGTAAGCTAAAAAAGGTTGCCATATAGTATAATGTTGTCCTATTTTACTTACTGTAGTTGATAGAGCTGTATTAAGCATAAGTACACCTTGATTTGACCATCTAGTCAGATCAGGCTTTAAAGATCCCGGATGTCCTTTGTAAACATGCCTGTTAATTTCTTCAAGCATATACTTAAGACTAGTTTCTGCTACATTAGTGTTACCACAACTAAATGCAATACCATCAGCTACTTCAAATTGTGGATAAGGATCTTGTCCAAGAATAACTACTTTAAGTTCATCTATAGGACACTCTTCAAATGCTCTAAACATTTGACTTAACTTAGGTGTAAACCTTTTACCTTCTGATGATAATTTTGCTAATTCTTTAATAATATTATCAAAGTCACTACTGTATATAAAGCCTCTAAGTTTTATTGCCCAGCCAGATTTTTCTAGCCTTTGATAAAGTTTATTTTTAATATCTTCAAGATCAAGTTGTTGTTTCATATTTTTTATTAATTTTGTTACAAAGTTATAATTATGGCGGTAAAAGTAAAAGAAATGAAAGATGATGCTATTGTTAATATTAAAGTTAACAAAGGATATTACCAAATGGTAAAAGCATTATCATTTTATTTATTCACTCAGCATACAGGAGATAATAAAGAAGTCTACTTTAAAGAAGCGGTTCAAAAAAACTATGCAGATCTAGATGATTTACAAAAGTCTTTCTATACAGTTGCTTTATTATTAGGTGAGATTGAAAAAGAAGCAATAGCTGAAAAAATGATTGAGGAAAAAGAAATTCTTCAACCAGGAGATACAGGATATGTAGAACCTAAGTAAGGTTCATATTATAATTATCTCTTCCTATAGCTACACAAGCTTCAATAGCCAAAGCTAACTCATCTTTGCTACAATCAGCAAATGATTTACATATTTGCGCATGTTCTGCCTCATAGCATAACCCAGATGATTCTTTAATTAATTGTTTCATTTCATTAAAGTTATATCCAGATTCTTTAGCTAATTCTCTTATACATGCATGCACTTTTGCTAGTTGAGCAACTGATGCATTCTCTGATGTTAAGCCAATAAACATCTCAACTTCTTGGCCTTCAGATAATTTATCTAAAAATAATTGATAATTTAACTTGGATTTATCATTAGGATAAACTAACTTTCCATCCTGTTTGATTAGTTTTACAGTAAACATGTTGATTATTTTTTGTATATTAATAATAGATTGATTAAAATATGGCAGATAAAAGTAATAGAGATAAAGATACTGATATAATACTAGAGTATCTTTCTAATTTTCCAAATGCACCATCTCTAACCTTAGCTAGAAAAATATATGCGGAACACCCAACCTTTTATTCTTTTGAAAGGGTGTACAATAAAGTTAGGTATTACAGAGGTCAAATGGGACCAAAGCACAGAAAAAGATTAAAAGATAAAACACATCAACAAGAACTTAAAGTAGAATTTACTATGAAAGAAAAATTCTTACCAGAGTCTTATGCTAGCAAGCGTGATACTTTTGTATTTCCTACGGGAACCAAATCAGTAGGCATCATAGGAGATGTTCACATTCCTTACCAAGACAATGATGCTATAGAAGTAGCATTTGCCAAAATGGAAGAAGAAAAGATTGAATCTTTATTCATCAATGGTGACTTATTAGACTTCTATCAGCTTTCATTTCATGAGAAAGATCCAAGAATGGTTCATTTCAAACAAGAAATAGAAGCAGGAAGACAGTTCTTAGACTATTGTAGATCTAGATTCCCAAGTATTCCAATTTATTTAATTCCGGGTAACCATGAAAATAGATTTGAAAGATACCTTAGAGTTAAAGCATCAGAGCTAATAGACATGGATGAATTTAGACTTGATGTCTTATTACATGTTGCAGAATATGGTGTACAATATATTCCATTCAGATCTAAAGTTGTCTTTGGTGACTTCTTAATAGAGCATGGAGATAAAATTCCAGGTGCAGGTGGTGTAGTACCAGCCCGTACAGCTCTAATGAAATTAAAGACTAACTGTCTTATCAATCACTTTCACAAAACTAGTTCTAGTATTCAAAGAGTCTATGGCCCAGGAGATTCAACAATTATCCGTGGTTATAGCCTTGGATGTTTATGTGAGCTTACTCCTGAGTATTTAGAGATCAATGAATGGAACCATGGTTTTGCTATCTTAAAGAAAGTAGGTGGTCAAGTTCAAGTTAATAATTATAAGATAGAAGGTAATCAAATAGTCTAATGTTTTTAGCAATAGAATTTACAGATAAAGATGGTTCTTATATTGAGCATCTTAATGTTACTCATATAACCAGAATATCCTTTGTTAATGCAATGAATTCTGATGCAGGAACTAAAATCCATTTAAGAACAGGTGAAGTTTTAACGACACCTGCCCCTATGGATTTAATTTCTCAAAAGATGGATGAGTGCTGGAAATCAGCAGCTACATTAGTTATCTTTAATATTCTTGCTGAAAAAGCTAAACTGCGTTCTGATGCGGACAATGAAGGATCTCTAGAAACTGAATAACTTGTTCTTTATCAGATATTTTGAAGTTAAGTGGCCAGTCTAGGTTATAAATAAACCACTGGTCATCTTTTACTTCATCACTATCTACGGAACTTAATGTTAAATTATCAAATACTTCAAGATTATAATAATAATAATCATATCCGTTTTGACTTTCTTCATCAGTAATATCTACTTTGATAAAGCCTAAATCAATTAAATCTTGTTCTGTCATAACTATTTATTAAAAGTTGCTATAAATAATTCTTTAGATAACACAGTATGCGGGTAGTCCTTTACAATTTCACTAAGTCTTACACTTGCTGGACCTATACCCCATTCTCCATGTTCTTCTATTCTTTTCTTTCTCATATTAACTATAGAAAGATACACAAGGTTTAAATTATCAATATCTTTAGACTGCATCATGTTAGACATGTTACGCGCTTCATCTTCAGTTATATAATCTAATACTTTCAGTAATTGAATCTCTGCTAATAATATAAAAGGCCGGTAATCACCAGCCTTTGAACCATGATTATAGAGATGCCATAAATAATGTAAATTTTGATCTACATCTTTAGTCATATAAAAATGTTCTTTAACAATTACATTAACTAAATGTTTAATCTCAGGAATTTTAATGTAAATATCTTTATATTCCATATATAATTCAAAATCTTCACTTTCTAAATATCTATAATAACCTTTTTTACAAAGCATAGCTGCCTGGTTTTCTGTATAACCAGGATACCATTTTGTTAAAAAAGTTTCTAGTTGTAATAAATCCAGGATAGGTCTATTTGATAAATGTCTTTTTACTCCGTAACTAACTCCCATAAGTTGTTTTAAAATTCTAACTCTTCCTAACCAACTCTTTATCTTATTACTTAAGGAAGTTTATGTATGCTTGAGCTTTTCTTTTAGAATCATATACTATTACATTACCAGTGTCATCTTTGACATCACTCCAGAAAAATAAGAAAGCCTTCTTTCTTACTATGTACTTGATTAATCCATCATTCTGGATTTCTTCTACTTTGTAGTTTTCTTTTTTTGCATTCATCTTACTCTAGGTTTAAATTATACTCTTCTAATATATCTCTAAGTTTTTCTCTGACTGTCTCATAAGCTGCAGGATCTTCATTATCTGGACAATATTTAATTTTGCCTCTTAGATATTGATCTAAATCCCAAGCTAATATCTTCCATTTACCAGCATCTAAAGCTGTTCTAGCTTCTTCTGCTTCTTCATTAGAATCAAATGTCAGTGTTATCTTTCCCATTAGTTATATCTTTTAGTTGATTCCATATAGCTTCATTATTAACACCCCAGTACATTTCACAAGTAAACTTCCCATCTTCTGTTTTACCAGGAGCTTCTGCAAAATAACTTTGTGCTATAAGACTTTTAGGAGCTGTAAACCTATAACATTTTTCTTTAACCGGACAATCTTGTCCTGAACACATGGATATATCAGCCATAATAAATTATTTTAAAAATTGATAAGCTCTAGTACTTTCATCTAAACTAAAGAAATAAGTATCTCCACTCATATCTATCATCATATAATCAGATGCTAAGAAACTTGTTAAGAATGCAGCATCATCTTTAATATTATTTTTTACAATAGCCATTTTAAGACCTTCTGTAACTCTACCATAAGTAGTGTATTCAGTTATTCTATCTCCTTTTTTAAAAGTAATAACAAAAGTAGCATCTCCACTGTTCCCAAATTGGTAACCTTCTAACAGACTCAAAAATAAAACTATTTTATTATCTGACTTAGCTAATGATATAGCACCATCATTATCCGGATACTTAAATATTACAGTTCTAAAACTTCCATCTTGTTTAAGGTAGATATTATCTCCTATTACTGTTGTTTCTTGTGCAAAAGTTGTTAAACTTAATAACAATGTTAATGCAAATATAATCTTTTTCATAATTTTTTAGTTTTTTCTTGTTTATATTCTTTATAATTAATCCAGAAACCAATTGCTACTATGATATTCATACCAAAGGAAGCAATTATTTCCATAACATCTTCATACACAGTGGTCATTAAATGAATATGACCAATAGTCCAGAATGGAATAGCCAAGTTC